CTTGTTGGCGGCATCGGCCACGGTCTTTCGGCTGTCTTCTGCCAATTCACGCAGCCGGGCCATGTCGTACAGGTCAGGCATATCAGCTACCAGCCCACGGGCTGTAGGGGCCGCTTCTTCGGGCTGTGCCACCGGTTCAATTATGCCTTTCTTGATCCAATTCATGGCGATTGGATTTTTTTCAACCTGCTGCCATTTTGCCGGGTCAATGTAATTAATGCCCGGCAGGAATCGCACGCCTGCGCAACTCCTGATCCGGGCCTCATTCAGCTTAAGGATAGTATACAATTACGCCAGCGATCCGGCTGTGGCAGGGCACCACAAATTCCAGGTTGCGCTCCTGTACCGGGAATTGCTCAAACATCTGCGGCATTTCCAAGGTCAGCTTGTCGGGATCGTTGTTGTAGGCGATCATAATATCGCCGGTGAAGGAGTTGCTGTCCAAGTTGTCATCAAGCTGCGAACTTGCCAGCTCATTTGCCCATTCCACGCGGTCGATAAACGGGTTGTTCTGGAGAAAGTACTCCAGAATGGTGGTATCCGTTCCGTCAGCGGCCCGGGTGCTGGAGATTTTTGTATACTGCTTAATCGGCAGTACAACGGTATTCGGCTGCTCGGCTCCGTGGGTGTCTTCAACGATGGTGTTCGCCAAGTCGTTCAAATCCCGGAGGATCTGTTCAGTGGTCTTCTTGTCAAACTCAGTGTCCCCGCCGGTCTCACCCAGGTCTTTGCCGCCATCATCGACAACGGCAGAGCTTGGAATATTGGTATTGGTCAGCCATCCCTGGAGGCCGTTTGCGTCATCGCCAAAGAAAGCAATCTTGTTCCAGGCTTCCCGCTGCGCGCGCGTGGCTGCATTGGCCTTACGCTGTTCCAGGTTTCGCCCGGCCATCTGAGCGTTGCGGATCTCCTGCACGGAATAGCCATAGGCATTCCCGATGGATTTTACGCGTGCAACAAACTGCTTGCCTTTAACATCGGCACGGGGCAGATCATCTGCGTAGTTGGAAATCACCTTTGCAATTCCGGTCATGTCGAACTGATCATATACGATGCTTTCCGCACCGGCTCCGGCTTCGGAAGATACCGGAATCAATTCAAAAGCTCTGAGAGGTGCTTTTATAACGTCGTATGTGTTGCCCTTAACGTGTTCCAGCTGCCGGGCGAAAAACATGGAGCTGGATTCACCATCAACCCGGACTCCCATTTCATCAAGTGCTGTCATCAAACTCATTTTATTTACTCCTTATCCTTGTCTTTTCAGTTGTTACGGCAGATTGATTTCGAGTACCGCAAGCTCGCCTTCATCAGCAGAAGTGCGGAAAACACCGTTTGCCGAAAGGTTGTCTGTATCGACATTGGTAAACTTGCCTTCTTCGCCATCGGTCAGCACGTCAACGTAAGCGTCTTCATCGGCGGTCACATCAGCGGTCACTTCAACCCATACCTGGCCCTTACGCAGCACGGATACCGTGTCTTTGTCCCGGTATTCTGCACCATCGGTCAGCTCTTCGCCCATTGTTGCCGACTGGTCCATGTCCTGCGGGATGCTGTGCGTAAACAGGGCAACGCCCCGGAAAGTTTCAGTATCGGCAGACGCTACGGCCACCTGCTTTTCCGCATCGGTCCCGGCAACCACGGCCCGGCCAAACGGAATAGCGCCTTCAGCGGCCTTGGACTCCACGTAGTCATACATGGCGTTTACTTTCTGCCCGGCTTGCCCGGCTGCCATGTTCAGATCATAACTTGTCTGGCTCATCTCTTTATCTCCTTACTTTTTATCTTTTTTGCGGTACATGTTCTTGATCGCGTCTTCAGCTTCAGCTTTCTTATCCGCCAAAGACTTTGCATCACCATCGGTTACAGGCTGCTGTACCTGCTGCCGCTGTTTTGCCATCGCATCACCGTGGGCCTTGTGCGTATCCAGGGCGGCATCGAAACGGGCCTGGACATAGATATCCGATGCTTCGGCAAGATCGACGTCGGTATGCACGGCCTTAACCACGGCCTCCTGGATCTGCCGGTCTGACATGTCGCCAATGGCTTTGACGGTTTCCTCATCCAGCACGGTCATGGCTTTGCGTTCAAGATCAATCCGGGCCTTTGCCGCCTCTTTGATCTTCTCGTCGCTGTTGTCGGCCTTCAGCTTTTCCAGCTCGGCCTCTTTTTCGTCCAGCTTGGCCTTGTCTGTTTCGGCGTCCTGCTTGGCCTGGTCAAGCTCTGCCTTTGTTGCCTGCATCTGTTCATCCAGCTTGGCCACATGCCTTTCCACCTCGGGGGGCACGGCATATTCAATACCGTCAACCCGCAGCATCACTGTTTTGTCGCTCATAATTTCATCTCCGTCTTGTTTGATTTCTGTTTGGGCCACCATTACTGCATCGGCAGCGTCAAGGTTTAAACGGGCAGCCTCGCCCGCGCGTGCCCGTTGCACTACGGCAACATGGTTGCCTGTGATTTGAGTCTGTACCGCGTCATAGACTTCGCCATCATATTCCCCGGCTTCATCCAGCACTTCGGACATATACCCGGCAGACAACTGAACAGCCTCTCCGCCTTCGATCCGCTGGATAGTTTCGGCATCCGTTATGGTGATTGGCATTACAATCCATCGGCCATCGACGTGGATGTTTTCCCCTACATGGCCGACTGACAGTCTCTTGGCGTTTTCGGCAGTAACTATCTTTTCAGGTGGATGGCCCATTGTGACAGGTAAATTTTTGAAGCTATCAAGCGTACGCTTAGCAAAAGCCTCTTCCGGCCTCCGTAGCTCCCGCCGTATCGTTCCATCCCCGTTCTGATATGCCTGTATGCCTATCCGAGCTACGCGGGCCATACCGGTGAGATACCCTTCATCCGTGCGGCTCATCCGGGGGGCGTCGGAATAGTCGATTCTCAGAACTTGCTTGTTTTCCATGCTTTCGATCTCCAAACAAAAAAGGCCCGAACCCCCTTTAAGAGGGAACGGGCCTTCGTTTTGATACGTTGGGCCGCGTCTATGTGCGCTGGTTTTCATGCATTAAATCATAGTTTTTTGCGATTGTCAAGTATTAATTCTATCCTGTTTCGATCTTCCGCATTCCCGGCTTGGGAGGCTTATAGACCGGCGTCGGCTCGATCTTGCATGGCAGACCATCCGGGCCGAAATGCACGGTAACGCGCCCTGATTTCTGCTCGTCATAAAACTGCCGCAAAAATGTTTCCACCCACCGCCTGCGCTGTTCATAGATCCCGGTCATCAGCTCTCCTCGATTTCCCGTAAAAGTTCTTCTGTGGCGGCCCTCTGGCTGCACCTGCAGTTGATAGCGTCTCCGGGCAATTCTCCGTCCGGCGGATTGTCATAATCGTATATCTTACCGTGCCGGGCCTCATGGCTATCTCGTACACGCTCATCTGTTGACGTGATCCACTCAAATTTTGTAATGCCGATCTCTTCGTTCCGGGTCTTTGTGATCTGGCTATAAAGCTGACCACATTCTGTTCTGGCTATGCGCTCTGCCCTGAAATGCCCGTTACCGGTTTGCTTGTTGATCATGCGCGTGATATCTCGGATATTCGTTCCGCGTCTGACTTCACGTTGTAGGATGCCCTCAACATCTGAGACAAGATCGTCTGTTAGCGTGCGGATTAGCCGCGAATTGCTGGCAATCCAGCTATCTATCTTATCATCAATCGGCTTTGTAAATGTTGGAGACACACCCATCACGGCCCGGAGTTGCCGCCTTAGATCATCCTCACTAAACTGCTCAAGCTCTTTTGCAAGCTCGGGGATCTGTTCATCCAGGCTGTCAAGCTCCCGGTCAATGGCGGGCCTGGTTGCAGCCATCATTTCGGCCACCCGCTGCGGCCAACGATCGGCTCTTATGCTGTCGTCACGGGGCCCGGCCTCTTCAAGCAGGCCCTTAACGTTCGGCTTAACCTTGTCCTGGACCTCTCTTTCAATCACGCGCACAAGGTCACGCAGTCTTGCCTTATATTTGCGCCTGATCCCCTCCGGCCTGCGAGGGCGGGGTGGTTTGCGCATAAGACCACGGCGGCCTTTGTCTGCCATGCGCTGTTTGGCGGCCCGGATTAGCTGTTCACGGGCGGGGGTCTTTTTATCGTCAGCGCGGGGCTTCACTTCGTTTCCCAGCCCACAAGGTTGTCAAATTTTTTCGGGACCTCAATGACGGAACCGGCTACCCTGTTGTTGATCTCCCAGGGACCGAAGCGCGCCACTTCTTCACCCTTATAGTCGAGCGCTATCATAATCTTGATCGGCCTGTTTGTTACGACTGATATATTCAGATGCTTTGTTGCGGTGGGGTAGCAGGACAAATACACGCCTTCGTCTATCTCGTATGCTTCAGCGTTGCATACTTCCTGTGACGACTCCTGCCGGTTGCGCTCAAACCCCAAAGCCGGTGCTGCAATAACGATAACGATCAATGCGATAATCAGGTTTCTCATACATCCTCCATTCCAGTGTCAATGCCATGCTGTTCAAGCGTGCGGCTCCCTGCCTCCACGGTGATCAATCCGTAGTCAAGGGCCGTTGCTGTAGCTTCGGTGATAGTCTTTGCCGTTGTTGCACGTTCGCTTTCAGAGGGCTGCCAGAGCGGGCAAGGCTCAATCTTTCGATCATCCGGGATGCCCCCGGCGGCTAAATCCAGCAGCGACACGATACGCTCTACTGCCGGTATCATCTTATCCTGCTGCTCGGACCTGATCGTATCATACCAGTTCGTCAAATCAGATTCCCCGGTTGCATTCTGGCCTCCGGGAGAACGACCAAAAAGCCGGGTCTGAGGTATGCCTGTACATGCGCTGATATTATGCTTGAGTTCTTCGAGCAGTTTATCCATGCCTGCTATACTTGATGCCTGCTTGCTGTATGTCTCCATTTCAGCGTCAATAAGCCGGATATTTAGCATAGACTGAGACAGGCCAAGGATTTCAAGGCGCTTGCGTACTGTTTCTTCCTGTCCGGATGCGATCAAATCAGACAGGTTTTTCATTCCCAAAACCGGCGTTACGAAATCCCGGATGATATTTGACACGCCCCCCATTGCCTCTGCATACCTTGAAAGACTATCGGTAACACCCTGGAGCTTGCTATCACCCCACCCGTTGTTTTCCTGGCGCACGCGATCCGGCACATCTTCACCGTCAAACCACAATATCCGCGACTCATGCACCTTGTAAGGCGTTCCGGAAACAGGCTGCACAGTGACATATTCCGGCTTACCGTATTTCTCGGACATCGGATCTTTATACATGTCTTGCGTGGTATAATACATCTGCCAGCAGTCATACACATGAGCAAAATACACGCCCCGTACCCGGCTGCCTACCGGCGTATCAAGGTTGCGGCCATCGTCAATGCCAAGCACAATGATAGCGCCACCATACAGCCCAGCCCACCGGATGGCTTTGTTGATCTGCTGCCGGGCGTGGATATTGCGGAGCTGTTGCATTCGCTCCTGGCCGTCCTGCCCCGATACCGTTACCCATTCGCGGGTCATGTCCTCTGCCGGAACATCAACTATCCTGCGGCCTATGCCATCGCTGCGATATATGCGCTCGACATAGGTTTTTGGCAGGCGCAGGGTTGCCCCTGGTTCGCTGTAGCTTGTCGGGTCATGGCTTGTGCCAAAGCCGGATAGCAGGTTCTTCCAGCCGTCTGAAACTATTGATTTGATTTTGCTCATAATGTTGCTCCATATCACATCTGTATTAGTCCGGCAATATTGCCATGGCCTGCCAGTTCGTCAAAAGCATCTGCCGCAGCATCAACTTGATCATCATGTGCGCCATCCGGGAAATTCTCAAGCTCTGTTAAAAATGCCTCATTCCACTTTCCCCTTACAAGCCGAACGTTCCCAGCTTCAACTTGGGAAGATAAAGGCTTTGCCCTGGTTTCTTTGTCACCTGTAACCGGTTTGGCTTTAACAACAAAGCCGGATAGCATTTTTATTTGGTTTTGGGCTTGTGATTTGCCGGCTTGTCCGGGATCTTGTGCAAGCCTTATATGCGTTCCGTATCCATCCTGCAAGGCCGTGTTTTTTATAGCACCGTCAACCTTGCTCGGGTTATCCCTGAATCGTTCCACGTGCTCAATATAAAAAAGACCGTCTGCACCTTTGGACATAACCACACCCGCTGTCCAGTCAGGGTCATCGGATTTGTTCTGTGTTCGTTTTTTTGTACCAGCCTGATCCCAGGCCCGAACCCTTCTCAAAACCTTTTTAGGAGCAGCCTCTACTATCTCAAAATCAGATCTTTGGAAATATGTGCCCGCCGTTGGCCGTACATTCCAGTTGCCATCAAGCAATTGCGCCCGCTCCACCCTGGTAAGAGATTGCAGACTTGCAAGATACGACGGGTCACTTTGCATCAAAATGGGATTGTCGGTAAGTTTTGAAGGAATGAAAGTAAAGGATTTTGGGAGTCGGTCAGGGTTCTGGCTCAAAAGCTCTTTTTTAGAATCACCCCATATAACCTCATCGCTTTCAATAACAAAATATCGGACAACACCCGATCTTTCTAGTATAGCAAAACCATCATCATCAATCCACCAGTCGATAAAGGACCGCACCCAATGATCCGGATCTGGATTTAACGTCGCCCGCACACGGGACTTTGCGCCACACGTTGACCGATTCCTGGACAACATATAAATAAATTGCTTCCAGGTGAAGTGGGTTAATTCATCGAAGCAGATTAACGGTATCTGCGCACCCTGCCAGTCAAGCCGATTCTTTTCATGCTCCATATGGGCGAATGTAACACGGGCGCCGGTGGGAAAGGTAAGATGTAAAGAACTGGCGTTTGGAATGGCACGCAATGGTTGATAAAGGTCAACAGCCGTGTCCCAAAGCCCGCCTTCATTTGTTACCTGCTTTGTGGTCCTGCGGAAAATGACCGCACCAAAATCAGGGTTGGCATGGGCGTCATAAAGTGGCTCCATAAGCAGGGCGTAAGTTTTCCCACCACCAGCCGCGCCACCATAAAACACAACATCGGCATTAGATCGTAAGAAAGCCGTTTGAGGACCGGGCTGCGCTTCGATGACTACGGGAATATTTTCCGCCGCTTCATTCATCCTCATCCTTTGCTGGGAGAATAACAACCTGTTGCGGGGTCATGGTACCGTCTTTGCTTGACAGGTCCATCTCCTGTTTATCCGATTGCCCTAACACCTGCTTGCCAAGCCAAACAAGCATGGTTGGATTACCGCCCTCTGCTGCTTTCCATTGCATTCTGCGCAAAGAGGCTTTTCCTTCACCCTGATGTTTTTTGTAGAGGGCTTCAAAATTTTCATGACCTCTTTCTTTAAGCCGCCTATTCAAAGTTGTATCAGACAGGCCAAAGACCTCACAAATCTCATCCCGAGTGCATTGAATGCGGATCATCGCAACAAGTTTTTGATAATCCTCGTCTGTTAAAGGCTGTGTTGGCCCCTTTGGTCCTGTTTTAGCCATTGCCCACGCTCTTTTCTGATAACAGTTTGTTTAAATTGTTTGTTATCATTCCATTTATATCTTCAGTGCCTTTTCCTTTCGAAAAAACCCCTTTCATTTCTTCAGCAAGAGGTGCAATCGCTTTAACCGCTGTGATCCTGGTCGGACCCATCGCCCGGTTCAGCCGCGTGTTTTTTGTCTAAATTTCGTAATTGATTTGATTGCGTTTTGTACATTTACTCTGGTTTATATGCAACTTATAAAAAGCTACAATGGGGTCCTTTAGGCCCGTTGTGTTTTAAGTACATTTCCTGCTTCATAGACGACAGTTTCACTACCGTTTCCGATAGCCAGCGCTTTCGTCTCCACAGGCTTAACTTCGCCCAAACCCTGGGCTAGTATATTGATAGCGGCATTCAAGTCTCTGCCGAGCTTGAGTCCGCACTCGCATTCATATGTTCTAAGATGTAGCGGCATCTCTTTGACTCTACCACAGGAAGAACAAGTCTTGCTTGAAGGATAGAATCTATCGACAAACCTCACATCTCCGCATTTATACTGGAGGAACCGCTTTATCTTGTGGAAATTGCTGCGAGAAACAGCCTTACTCAGGTGTCTGTTCTTCAGCATTCCACTCACGTTCAGGTTTTCAAGCACCACGATATGATAATTGTCAGCAACATAACGGGTCATCTTGTGGATGTAGTCACCTACTACGCAGCTTATCCTGTA